AGCGATGCTACATTGACCGTGACTCTGCCCACAGCAGCGTTGCTCGATGCAGCCGTTCCTAGTGCAAAAGTTGGCTCTGCTTTCGAGTTGACAATCTGCAACAACAACAACACCGGCGCATCGGGCACCGTTCCTGTCACCACAGGCACTGGTATCACGATCTTCGGCTCTGTGACTGTCCCACGTTTCGGCGCACATACATACCGTTTTGTGCGTACCGGCGACGCAGCTTACTCGGCTTTCTTGAAGTAAACAATGGGGGCTTCGGCCCTCATTTTTAAAAGGAAACAAAATCATGCCAAATACTATTGCTGTAGGCGTTGCGTTTGAAGACGCACAACTTGACGGCGCAATTATGGGTAAATCTGGCGGCACAGCAGGTTTTTACGGCGCTACGCCGACAACTAAACCTGCGGCCAACACTGCTGCCTTAACTACAATCACGTCTACTGCACCCGGCACGCCGGACTTTGCAATTCAAGACTTGACTCAAACAACCCCATTTGGTTTTGTTACCAAAGACGAGGGTAATTCAGTTCTGGCGGTGATTGCAAATTTGCAAGCTCGTGTAGGACAGTTGGAAACTAAACTTCAAACTCTTGGTTTGTTGGCTTAAACTAAATGGGGGCTAATCACCCCCATTCTTAAATTATGAACATTACATTGACACACCCCATCCACGGCGCAAAGATTGCAACAATGGAGTCTGAGGTTGAAATGGATGAAAGAAATGGCTGGACTCGTTATAATCCAGACACGCCTTCTGAAACTGAAGAAGCGGCTCCTGTGAACGTGCTGGAAGTTAAACGCCGTAGAAAAACCACTGCAGAGGTTTAAAAATGACAACGTACACCGCTGGCCAACAAATCGAACGGGCGCTTAGACTTCTCGGTGTGCTTGCTGAAGGTGAAACGCCCTCTGCGGCTACGTCACAAGACGCCTTGATGGCGTTCAATCAAATGATTGATTCGTGGAACACAGAGCGTTTAGCCGTGTTTTGCACACAAGATCAAGTTTTCACATGGCCCGCAGGCTTAATTAGCCGCACCCTTGGCCCATCTGGTGACTTTGTGGGCCTTCGCCCTATTTTGCTTGACGACTCTACATACTTCAGAGCGCCCACCAATGTCTCGTATGGCATTAAATTTATCAATCAACAGCAGTACAACGGTATTGCTGTTAAGACCGTAACGTCTACTTACCCACAAGTGATGTGGGTCAACATGACGTTTCCTAATATTGAGATGTATGTTTACCCACGGCCTACGCAGGACTTGGAATTTCACTTTGTATCGGTCGAAGAACTGAACAACCCTGCCAACTTGTCAACGGTGCTGTACTACCCACCAGGCTATTTGCGTGCGTTTACATACAACTTGGCCATGGAGTTTGCCCCTGAGTTTGGCGTTGAACCAAGCCCACAAGTGCAGCGCATTGCCATGACTTCTAAGCGTGACTTGAAGCGCATCAACAACCCTGATGACGTGATGGCGCTGCCTTACGCATTGGTGGCCAACCGCCAGCGTTTCAACATCTATGCCGGTAACTACTAATGAAGACGCCGATTCTTGGCTCTACTTATGTAGCGCGGTCTGTCAATGCGGCAGACGCTCGGATGGTCAATCTGTTTCCAGAGATCGTTCCAGAGGCTGGTAAAGAGCCTGCATTCCTGAACCGCGCCCCAGGTCTGAAACTACTCAACACCGTTGGCACTGGCCCTGTCCGTGGCCTTTGGGCGTTCTCGTCTAGCGACAGCACGGCTTTTGTTGTTTCTGGCACACAACTGTACAAAATCAACACCTCGTATGTGGCCACGCTAATCGGCACGGTAGCCGGTACTGGGCCAGTAAGCATGGCTGACAACGGCACGCAGTTGTTCATTGCGGCCAATGGCCCCAGCTACATCTACAACAACACTACAAACGCCTTTGGCCAGATCACCGATCCGGACTTTCCAGGCGCTGTGACTGTCTGCTATCTGGACGGCTACTTTGTGTTTAACCAGCCTAACAGCCAGTTGCTGTGGGTGACTCAGCTGCTAGAAGGCACATCCATTGACCCACTTGATTTTGCCAGCACCGAAGGCTCACCAGACGGCCTGATTGCCGTGGCGTCCAACTTTCGCGAGGTGTGGGCGTTTGGCACTAACTCAATTGAAGTCTGGTACGACTCTGGCGCAACGGATTACCCTCTCCAGCGCATTCAGGGCGCGTTTAACGAGTTGGGTTGTGCTGCCCCTTACTCTGTGGCTAAGATGGACAACGGCTTGTTTTGGCTTGGCCGCGACCGCCGTGGTCAAGGTATTGTCTATCGCGCCAATGGTTACACCGGCGTTCGCATTTCAACCCACGCTGTTGAGTGGCAAATTCAGCAGTACGCTGACATGTCGGACGCTATTGCCTACACATACCAGCAAGACGGCCACAGCTTCTATGTACTTGTTTTCCCTAGTGCTAACACCACCTGGGTTTATGACGCCGCAACTCAGGCGTGGCATGAGCGTGCAGGGTTTTCTGATGGCAACTTTACGCGCCATCGCAGTAACTGCCAGATGTCGTTTAACAACAAGATTGTTGTGGGCGACTTTGAAAACGGCAACATCTATGCGTTTGATCTGGACGACTTTAGCGACAACGGCGGCATCCAGAAATGGTTGCGCTCATGGCGTGCGCTACCGACTGGCCAAAACAACCTTAAACGCACAACTCAACACATGATGCAACTCGATTGTGAGTCTGGTGTGGGGTTAAATGGTTTGGTTGTTAATGAAACAATATATTTACAAACAGAAAATGGCGATAATTTAATTACTGAAAGCGGCGATTATTTAATTTCTGACGATCAAGCAATTGCTACTCAAGGAAGCAACCCTCAAGTTATGCTTCGTTGGTCAGACGATGGTGGTCACACATGGTCAAACGAGCATTGGGCATCCATGGGCAAGATTGGCCAGTATTACAAACGTGTAATCTGGCGGCGTCTGGGTATGACAACTAAGTTGCGTGACCGAGTTTATGAGGCGTCTGGCACTGATCCTGTGAAGATTGCCATCATGGGCGCAGAACTTATTCTGAGTCCAACGAATGCCTAGCCCTAACGCTACGCCAACGCCAATCACGCCACCACGAGTGCCGCTGATTGACCCTCGCACGGGTTTGATTGACCGCGCCTGGTATTTGTTTTTTCTGTCGTTACAAGACATTGCAACGGCTGTTGTGGATGATGTTGTTGGCCCAAGCGCCGATGCCTTGCTTGCGTCTTACGATGCGGCTTTGTTGTCAGTCAATCAAGAGTTGCAGACCCTGCCGCCAACAGTTGATCTGAGTGCTGAGTTGATCAAACAGATTCAAGACGCCAACCTTGTTGATTGCTGCTCGGCCTTGGTATCTCAAACGGCTGAAATGCAAAAGCAGATTGAGGCGCTTAATCTACTGCCACCGCCCACACAAGGCACAGTCACTGCTGTGACGGCCACAGCGCCCGTGGTGTCGTCTGGTGGCACTGCACCTGACATCAGTATGCCTGCGGCCAGTACCTCGGTAAACGGTTACCTGACATCAACTGACTGGAATACTTTTAACAACAAAGCGCCAGCCACCAGTGGCACATCTATTCTGTACGGCAACGGCTCTGGCGGGTTTAGCAACGTCACTATCGGCACTGGCTTGTCTTTTACGGCAGGCACGTTAGCTTCTACTGCCGCCGCTTCCACCGCACCCCTTACCAAGACTGCTGACTTCACTGTTGGCGTTGGCGAGACTTGGTTCATCAACAATAAGTCTGGCTCGACATGTACAGTGACACTGCCTTCCGCAGCCACTTACACGGGCCGAGAACTTACTTTTAAAAACATGCAGGCACAAACCCTAGTGTCTGCGTCCAGCAATGTTGTGCCAATTGACAGTACGACTGCTGGCACAGCAATCCTCTTGGCAGTTGTAGGAAATTGGGCGACAATGGTGTCTGACGGCACTAATTGGGTCATCATGCAACAAGCCGCTAACAATTGCCTCTTATTGGAGTAAACCATGACAGTCACCGTCAAAGTCCTCGTACCGGCTAAATTTGCCGAAAACACTCAAGTTACCCAGTACACCGCGAATGGCGTTACGGCCATCATTGACAAGTTCACAGCAACTAACATCAGCGCGTCTGCCGCCACGATCAGCGTGAACTTGGTTACATCCGCAGGCTCTGCTGGCAACACCAACTTGATCACCAAGACCAAGACCTTGCAGGCGTCTGAGGTCTACACGTTCCCTGAACTGGTTGGCCAAGTGCTTGGCATTGGCGACTTTATAAGTACAATTGCAGGCACAGCCAGCGCTATTAACATTCGCGTTTCTGGACGTGAGGTGACCTAATGCGTGTAACCTACGGCAAGGGTTTTGACGTTGTGCCAAACGCGCCAATTAAGGTGCGTTTTCGTGAAACTGTGCTTGCAGCCCAACAAGAAATGCAACAAATGATTGACAGCGGTGTCGCTCAATCTGCGTTGGAAGATTGCACTTTAAAGCACTATTTCACACCCAAAGACGAAAAGTATGGGTGCAGCACATACGCTAGAGAAATCTTTCTGCCAAAAGGTTCATTTGTTATTGGCAAGATTCATAAACATCCGCATTTGAACTTTATTTCCAAGGGCCGAGTCAAAGTGTTTACTGAGTTTGGCGACAAGCATTTGGTGGCGCCATGCACTTTTATCTCTGAAGTTGGCTTAAAACGTGCCGTATACGCTGAAGAAGATACTATTTGGACAACAGTCCATCTAACAGAGTTTGAAAACGAGTCTGATTTAGATAAAATTGAGCAAGAGGTAATTTCCCCAACTTATGATGATATGGGGTTAATTTCTTCAACTAACACACCGCCTAAACTTGCGGAACAAGGGGAAAAGCCATGACATGGGTAGCAACAGCCATAGTAGGTTCAGCTGTAGTCGGCGCAAGTACAGCTAGAAGCGCAGCAAAAACACAAGCTGGCGCGGCGGCTCAAGCCGCTGATGTGCAAAAACAAGTTGCTGATCAGCAAGTCGCGTTGCAACGCGAAATGTTTGAGAAAACCCGCGAAGACCAAGCGCCTTATCGCACGGCGGGCTATAACGCATTAGCTGAAATGCAACGCACGGCGGGTAATGTGCCTGGCGCATTTAGATTTGGTGCAGGCGATTATCAAGCTGACCCAGGCTATGCTTTCCGTTTGGCAGAAGGCCAGAAGGCGCTTGATCGTCAAGCCGCCGCCCGTGGTGGTTTGATCTCTGGCGGTGCTTTAAAAGCCGCACAGCGCTTTGGTCAAGAGATGGGATCGCAAGAATTTGGTAACGCATACAACCGCGCTTTAACTGGCTACAACACTGATGTGGCGCGTGAGAACCAGTTGTACAACCGTCAAGCAGCGTTGTCTGGTATTGGTCAAACTGCCACTAATTTAGTTGGTCAAGCTGGTCAAAACTATGCAACTGGTGCTGGTAATATTTTAGGTTCATACGGCACAAACGTAGGCAATTTAATGACCGGCGCTGGCGCAGCTCAAGCGGCGGGCCAAGTAGGCGCGGCTAACGCTTTAACTGGTGGCTTAGGTACTTACCTAAACTATACCCAAGGCAATGCGTTGCTTAACGCTTTGCAAAGAAATCAAGCTATGCAAATGGTAAATACTGGTGGTTATTCTAACGTGCCATCATATATGGTTGTTCAACCACCTGGAGGAATTTGATTATGGCGCTCAATCCAAGCATTTCTCTTGGCGTTAGACCACTTGAATTGGCCAATCCATTGGCGCAGTACGGCCAAGTTGCGGCTATTCAAAGCGCGCAGAATCAAAATCAATTGGCGCAGTATCAACTTGGCGCGGCTCAACGCGCCGAACAAACGCAAAATGTGTTAGCTGATGCTTATAACCAATCTATTGATCCTGATACTGGCAAAATTAACTACAACAAATTGACTGGTCTTTTGGCAAAAGGTGGTGGCGGGTCACAAATTCCAGGCATTGAAAAAACACGCCGCGAAATTGAAGCTGCTGCGCTTGCCGCCCAAAAAACTAAAAGTGAAATTGAAAAAAATGAATTTCAATTGACTAAAGACAAACTTAAACATGGTTGGACTTCTTTAGGTGATGCACCAACACCACAAGATGCAATTAAAAAACTTAATGAAGGTGTGACTAAAGGTTATTTTGATTTTGCTACTGCAAGCGCAGAAACACAGCGACTTCAAAACATGACGCCAGAACAGTACAAACAGTACCGTGTTGAAAAAGTTTTGGGTCTTTTAGATGCCAAAGACAAACTTAGTTTTATGTTGCCAAAAACTACTCGTCAAGATATTGGCGGCCAGATTGTCAACATTCAAGACAACCCAATGATGCCTGGTTACGGTATGCCAATTGCTGGTGGGTCTATAGCTAAAACGCCAACATTTGGAGAAATGGCTAGTCAAGGTCAGCTTAACTTGGCACGACAAAAATTTGCATGGGAACAAGCTAACCCAGGCTTTGAACTTAAAGAAGCTGAAGACGGCTCAATTGTTGGCGTCAACAAACGCACATTGCAAGCCTTCCCAGTATCTATTGGCGGTGCTGCACCAGCAGTTGCGCCAATGGCTGCGCCAGCTACGTCTGGTATGCCAGGCGCTAGAGTTCAAGCAATCCCTGGCATGACTAGCGTGTTGGATCAGCAAGCCCCTGCAACAGCGCCTATGGCTGGAACGCCATTGCGCGGCAAAGGCACTGCACTGACCGAATCGCAAGGTAACGCCACGGCTTATGGCATGAGAATGAAAGAAGCCAATGCCATTTTGGAGCCATTAGAAAACGCAGGGAAAACAAATACTGGTTTGATCAAAGGCGCAGTTAGCGGAGCCGTGGGTCTTGTGCCATTTATTGGCGACAAACTTGAAGATGTGTC